CTTTGGACTTATCATTTCGCGCTTATGCATCGGCTTATCCGCGATGGGTTGAATCTTACCTCCAACGCGCGGGCCATGCGCGAACAATACGCAGGAGAAAAGTATCCGGAGCAAAAAGAGGCGCCGTCTCGCCACTATGGCATAGTCCGCAAGCGATAAAGTGTTCCAACGCTACCCGTGCGCCCGCGATAATGTGCGCAAGGAGAAGTTTATGTCGCAAGCCGCCGATAAGATAATGAAATTGATAGAAACCGGCGCCGCCGAGACCATGCACGGCAACAAGCGTGTGCGGCTCCGATCAATCGACGAGCTTCAGANNTCCAAGGGTCGCATAAACTGATGGCTTCATATGGACTGGATCCTATGTTCGGAACCGGCGACAGGGTATCGGGAAGCGAGCGCGTGTATCGTCCACCGCCGTCGAGCCCAGATTCAAACATAAACCACGGGCTTCCGCGTATGATACGTTATGCCCGCGACAGGAGCCGGAAGAATCCAGAACTCCATGACGCACTACGTACACGCGGCACTAACGTGTTCGGAACAGGTATAACCGCCATATCGCTATTTGACAACGCTGAAGTCCGCCATGCCATCGATGCAAAATGGCAGCGATGGAGCGGACGGACGGACTGTGATTTCTACGGGATGCTTCACTTCCCTGCACTTTGCCGTCTCGCCCTTCGGCAGCGCGACGATGCCGGCGGATGCTTCATACGCGCAATTTATACACCGCCATCTGACAAACTGGAGGTTCCTTTCCAACTTCAGCTCATAGAGCCGGAAATGCTCGATATAAGCATGACTCAGCGACTTCCAAACGGAGGCAAGATAATCGGCGGCGTAGAGCTTGACGCCCGCGGCAAGCGGGTAGCCTATTGGTTTTTCAAGGAGCATCCCCATAATCCATTGGGCGGCGCGCCACTTGAGCGCACGCGCGTTCCTTTGGCAGAGATATTCCATATGTTCGAAATAGAGAGGCCGGCACAGACTCTCGGAAACCCGCGCGCATATACTGCTACGACCGATATAAGAAGCCTCGACGAATACGAGTACGCGGAGCTCGAGCGTAAAAAGAACACTTCGTCCGGTTATCTATTTATAAAGTCGCCGGACAATTCTGCGGTAGAGGGATTCGGCCGCGCTAAGACGTTCCAGCCGGGCGAAGGCGAAGAGGGGGAAGAATCCGCCGGAGCTGGAGGCAGAGAAGACTATATAGGCGAAATAGAACCCGGAAGCGTGATACGCGGATATCCTGGCGAGGAAATGCAGAACACCGAACCAGCCAAGACGGACGACCTTTATCCGGAATATGTCAAAGGGAAAAAGCGTAGCGCCGCCCGATCTATGGGCATGTCATACGAATCATATACGGGAGATTTGGAGAAGGTCAACTTCTCATCAATCCGTGTCGGGCTAAACCAAGAGGAGAGCAAATACCGCACGGAGCAGGATCTCTATGCGGCAACATTCCTTACTTGGGTTTGGGAGAAGTGGATGGATATAGCCGTCATGGCTGGCGCGCTAGATCTCCCGAATTATTTTGCGAAACGTATAGCGTACCAAGAAGTAATGTGGCAGGCCCCCGGCTGGAAGTATGTCAATCCGCTTCAGGAAATAAAAGCCCTGGAGGTCGAAGTCGACATGGGCCTTATCAGTAAGTCGCAGGCTGCGGCGCAACGCGGCCGCAACTTCGAGGACGTTGTAGCCCGCCGCGCCGCGGATAAGGCGCTGGAGAAAAGCTACGGAGTTTTTGTTCCGCCGAAAGAAGCAACCGAAACTACGATTCCTGCAGAGCCGGAAAACCCAGATAAAAAGGACAAGGAGGAACAAAATTAAAAAGTGTTCCAACGCCACCTATGCGACCGCGATAATGGGTCTCAAGATGAAAGGACTATAGTGCCAAAACGCGCATCAAACTTTTTCAACGGCCAGCCGATGCTTCTTCGAAGCGCAGAATTTGATGCGTGGCGCGAACTATCTGGAAAAATAGATGGAGCATCGCTTGCCGCGCTATCCTCTATGCCCGCCGCCCGCGTGGAGCATTCGGCAGTCAGGCTGTTCGGTCATGTAGCCGCGATTAGGATAGAAGGACTCCTAGTCCCGAACGCAAGTCTTTGGGATATGATATTCAGCAATATAACCCTGCATTCATGGATCAACAAAGACATCAACGATGCTTTGAGCGATCCGAATGTAAGCGCGATAGTTTTAGACATCAACTCGCCCGGCGGCTATGTCAACGGCACGGCAGAGTTGGCAGATATGATACGCCGCGCCGATACGGTAAAGCCGGTATATGCTTTTTCGTCCGGCCTTTTATGTTCTGCCGCCTACTGGCTTGCGTCGCAGGCACGCGGGATAGTAGCCACGGAAGGCGCAGAGATAGGCTCGATCGGCGTGGCGGCCGCTTATGCAAAACAGGAAACCGCCGATAGAGACGGATACCGCGTATTTGAGTTTACATCTAGCAATGCCAAAGCGAAGCGCCCCGACCCCACCACAGCTGAAGGGCTTGCTCTGATACAGAAAGATATAGACCAAGTCGAAGCGCTGTTTATTGAAAGAGTTGCCGGGGGCCGTAAAGTGTCGGAGGAATACGTAAAATCCAACTTCGGCAACGGTGCTGTGTTTCTTGGCCGAGAGGCGCTCGATCGAAAAATGGTCGACAGCGTTTCGGCATTCGACGATTTCATCAACAAACTAAACGGGAACAAAGGAGGTAATATGCCAAATCCCACAAACGCCTCGGCGGGGGCGGATAATCTTGCCGTCGCAAAGGAAGGGGAGAGGGTAGCGGCTCCTTCTGAACCAGTAGCAGCAGCGCCCGCCGCGCCAGCCAATACGACTGACGCTGCGATCACGGCGGAGCGGACTCGTTGCGCGAAGATACATCAGGCCGGTGCCATTGCTGGAATGAAGGCCGAGGACATACAGGCGGCAATAGACGCCGGAACCTCGATCGAAGCATTCCAAGAAAAAGCTATCGCGGCCAAGTCGACGAGGGACACGATAGATGCCTCCGGCGCACCAGATAATACCAAAGGAGCAAGGAAATCCCTCGCTGACTTGGTAGAAGCAAAATACGGCAAAAAACAGGAGGTATAAAATGAATAAAACTGAAAAAATCTACTGGGAAGACTTCGTAAAACNNATGCCGAGAGGCTCGTTCTTGGAACCATATCGGCGACGGGCAAAAAGGTTCCATACAACCCCACAGCTAATAACGGCTCTGAAATCGCCGATAGTGTGCTCAAAACGCATGTCTTGGCGCAGTCTGCGGCTGGCGATGTAGCGGTAGAGGTTTTGGATGCCCTAGCGCTCATCGACATAGATTTCCTCGTCTGGGGTGCCAACGTCACCACAGACGCACAAAAAGCGACGGCTATCGCAAGCCTTCGTTCCAACATAATCAAGAAAGCGGAGGTGTACAATGCCTAACTTACTCACAGAGAACCAAGATATCTTTTCCTGCGAAGAACTGTCGGTAGCAATCGATAAGTTCCCGATGCAGGACGGGCGCATAACCCGTGGCGGGCTTTTCAAAGGCTCGTCGCTTACAACGACTAGCACGGTCGTTGAATATTCGGGCGGCAAGCTCCGCGTCCTCTCGGCGAGCGAAGCTGGAAGCGAGATTGGCGAATTCCGTAAATCGGACAAGCGCAAGGGCTTTGATCTTACAATACCGATGTTTATGGCGTTGGACATTATCAAGGCCGCAGATGTGCAGAATGTCCGTGCTTTTGGTCGTGCGAACGAGCTTGAGACAGTCCAGAATCGCGTTAATAGCAAGCTGAGGAAGTTACGCGCTGATCATGACATTACGCTTGAATACATGATGGCTGGTGCGCTTCAGGGCATAGTGCGCGACGGCGAGGGAAAGGTTCTTGTAAACCTATTCAATAAGTTCGAGATCGAACGTCCCCAGGTAGACTTTACCCTTGGAACAGCAACATCGAATCTTGGAAATAAGGTCACCGCAGCGCGCCGTCTTGTCGAACAGAACTCAAACGGTGCGCTGGTGCGCGAAGTTCGAGCTTTCGTTGGGCCGAATATGTGGGATAAGCTTATGGACAACGAGTCCTTTAAGCGTGCATATGATTTCTACGATGCTGCTGGCGGAAGCAACCCGCAACGCGACGATGTACGCAAGGGTTTCAAGTTCAAGGACGTGGTCTTCGAGGAATACTCGGCGGTTGCGTATGCCAAGAACGGAAATTCGCGGCGCGCGTTCTTCCCGGCGGACGAAATTTCGTTCTATCCAGTCATAGACGACGCCTACGAATACTTCCGTGCGCCGGCTGACTTCAACGAGACAGTCAACACGGAAGGTCTGGAAGTCTATGCTAAGATAGACGAGACCGAGTTCGCGCGCGGATACAAGCTTCTTACCGAATCCCTCCGCCTTCCTATATGCACACGGCCAGAATGCCTAGTGCGCGGCTTCAGTAGCAACTAGGAGCCTAATATGGTCAAGAGCCTTGCGGATGAAATGGTTGACGAGAGCTTCGATGTCCTGATGGATGTCTACGGAGTTTCTGTGTCGTACCGCTTCCGCGAGGCTCCCACCGAAGGCTTCGATATCCGCGGCATATTCGACCGCCTTGGCGTAATAACCAAGGTGGTCGATGGCTTTCCAAGCGAAAGCAAAGCGGTGACCTGCTCGTTCCGCAAGGCCGACTTTACCGAGGCAGGAAAACGGCAACCTGCGCAAGGCGATACCATAGCAGTCCCAGACGAAGGGATATTCAGCGTTTTCGAGATATCCTCGGACGACGGGATAGAGATCACTTGTGTACTGCGGGAGGTAAAGAATGCTTGAACGCGCCAAACTCCGCAGAATAGTTGTCGATATCCTCTCGGCCAAGATGCCTGACGATTTCAAGAACAATATATTCAATATGTCCGATGTGCCAATGGACGCGACTAATCGGCCATTCGCCATCAACGNNAAATCACGCTAGATGTGCTCATCTACGTCGCGGAAGCGGCGGAACCGTGGGGCGAGCTTCTCGACGAGATATGTGAAAAGGCGCAATGGGCGCTGCTCTATAATCGCAAATTCCGCGACTTCGGTGTGCTGAAATCCTTTGGAACTACGCTTGATGATGGTACTGGCGACAAAGAAACGG